GTAAAAGCAGTTAGCTCAAGTCAAGGTAACTCAAATATAGATCAAATAACTATTGATAATGTTAATGACACAAATCAACCAGATATTAGTGATTCACCAACTATCAGTTGTTTATTAAGTAATGGAACAGTAGAAACAAGAACAATAATTGGGTATTCTCCAGATCAAACTGTTGTTAATGTTTCTAGTTTTAATGGTAGTACAAATCATTTCTCATCTGCTCCTGTTATTAATAGTCCATATATTTTTGAATCAGCTAGTTTATCTGTTACTAATTGGCGAGTAATAAATATAAAAGAAACAGCTAAAAAAACATATGCTATTACTGCACTAAGTCATAATCAAGGTAAATATGCAGCAGTAGAAGATGGTGAACAATTACCAGTAAGAAATGTAAATTTACTGACTTCAATATTATCACCGCCATCAGGTTTAACTCTCGAAGAAAAAATTGTTGTTATCAACAACAGAGCAGTACCAAAAGTATTTATTGATTGGCAAGCAGTAGAGGGTGCTTCTGGTTATACATTGCAATATCGAAGAGATGGAGATAACTTTAAACTTGTTAATACACAAGAAACAACATTTGAAATTATACAGACAGAATTTGAAGCTGGATCGTATGATATACGGCTTTTTACTGTCAATGCTTTAGGCCAAAGGTCAAACACACCAACAGAAGCTAATATTGCTGTAAATGCTCTATCTGCATTACCAGAGCAACCTACAGGACTTGAATTAGAACCGATAAATAATTATCAGGTAAGACTTAGTTGGGATTTAGCTTTAGCAAAAGATGTGATATTTGGTGGCAGATGTTTGATAAGACATTCCACAACATCATTAGCAAATACTACTTTTAGTAATTCTATTGATCTTGATACAAGTAATGGTAATACAACAGAAGTTGTTGTCCCTGCGTTAGCTGGTACTTACAGCATTAAGTTTGAAGATTTAGCAGGTAATTTATCAGCAAATGAAGCAAAGGTAGAATTTGCATTACCAGAAACAGAAGATGAATTACAACTAAAAAAATTAAGCGGAGGTCAACTTATTGACTTTAGAGAACAAACAGCTTTTAGCGGTACTAGAACTAATGTAAGTGTTGTTTCTGGTGCTTTGCAGCTTACAAATCCAGCTAATAATTTAACTGGCACATATGATTTTGCAGATACTCTTGATTTAGGTGCTGTTTATCAGAATTTAAGATTAAAAAGACATATAAAAAGTGAGGGATTCAATATATCAGATCAATTTGATTCTATTCCTGATTTGGATGCAAGGATAAATTTTGATGGTGCTGCTGTTGATAGATTAAAAGGGAGATTAACAGTACGAACATCAAATGATAATTCTACATATACAAGCTTTGTTAATTTAAGAAATGGATCTTTTGTTGGTAGATATTTTAAATTTAGAGGTAATCTTATTTCTGTTGATACAAATGAAAATATAAAGTTTTTAGAATTAGGGTTTGATGCTTCTTTACCATCAAGGGTAGAAAATAAATACATCTCATCAGGTAATGTCATAAGCACACCAATTCAATCTGGTACTTCAGCTAGTGGTATTGATATAGTTTTTGCTAATAGATTTTTTACAGGAACAAGTGCTATCGGAGGATCAACTACTGCTTTTACACCTGTAATCGGTATTTCACCTTATAATCTTGATTCTGGTGATTATTTTGTTTTAAGTAACGTATCTGGTACAGGATTTACAATAATATTTAAAAATTCATCAGATTCACCTATTGATGTGAAATTTTCCTTTCAAGCGTTAGGATATGGTAAAGGAGCTTAACTAAATGGCAAGAGTTGATACAACTGGAGGAACAGGATTTACCGTAGATAATGGTACTGGCTTGCAGGTAAGAACAAAACTGCAACAGGTTATTGATGCGTTAAGAAGTTTACAATCTGGTAGTGGTGATCCAACAGTTGGTGTCGCTGCATATCAGTTGCACGTTGATGAAGTAAGTAATACATCACAGATATTAAAGATAAGAAATAAAGCAAATGATGATTTCGTAGACATAGGAGATGTTGCACAAACAAACCTTGGATTACTTCTGAAAGCTGGTGGTGTGATGACAGGTGTATTAACTTCATCCACTGGCTCTACATCTGCACCATCTTTTAATTTTGGTGATAGCGGCACAGGACTTTATAAAAAAGGAACGAACCAAATAGGTTTGGTTGCAAACCAGGCTGAAATTGCCTTTGTAGATCAAAATGGTCTGACAGTTAATAATCAAAAAGAAATTAGATTTTCAGAACCAACATCTGCTGCAACAGGTGGTTCTGTTCAATATGTTGGCATCAAAGCCCCTAGTGCTCTTGCAGCTAATTTAACTCTTACCTTGCCAACCACAAATCCTGCTGTTGCTGGTTATGCTCTTATTTCTACAGACACCTCTGGAACGCTAAGTTGGGGTGTTGCAGGCGGAGCGGTCGGGGGGTCGACAGATCAGGTTTTTTGGGAAAATGACCAAACTGTTACAACAAGTTATGCAATAACAAATAATAAAAATGCTGGAAGTTTTGGTCCAATTACGATAGCATCAGGTGTAGTGGTTACAGTTGGTTCTGGTGAAACTTGGAGTGTTGTTTAAATGAGTACTCTTAATGTTGCTAATATACAAAGTTTAACGACAAGCACATTACCTGTTGTTAAAAATAGTGCTGGTACAGAAGTCGGCAGATATGTAAGAGCTTTTGTACGTTTTGACGGTCGTAATACGCCAAGTATAAATTCCAGTTTTAATGTAAGTTCAATAACAGATCATGCACAGGGAGATTTTAGTATTGTTTTTGATAATGCTTTTTCTGATGCTGATTATACTTTTACTGTCGGTCATGATGGAACAGTAAATACAGGTCATAGCCCACATATGCACACCTATTGGACTGCTAGAAGTGCACCTACTACAACTGCTATAAGAATGAGGTGTTATCATCCAATGGACAGTGCAAAAAAAAGTGATGGTACAAGACTCTGTGTAGCTATTTTTTAAAACTATGCCAATTTCAATCGACGGTGATGGAACAATACAAGGTTATACACCAAACAGACCTGCTTTTGCTGCGAAAATGGTTAACGCTGCATATGTATTACCACAAGCAACATTAACAAAAGTACCTTATGAGACAGAAACTTTTGACACTAATAATGCGTACAGTACAAGTAATTACCGATTTACAGTTCCTTCGGGTCATGCAGGTAAATATTTTATTGGTGCAAATTGTGGAGTAGATGATTTAAACTCTGGACACTATTTATTATTTGAAATACAAGTTAATGGAACAGGTCAAATAACGACAAATCAATTTAATAGTAATAATGACGAAATAACCAGTGCGAATTTATGTAATATTTTTGATTTGTCTGTTGGCGATTATGTTGAAGCTCATGTAAGAAATTCTAATAATACTGGAAATGAAGCTTTCGAACCTGCTTATTGTTCTTTTTTTGGTTTCAAACTTAACATCTAATTATGTCTACACTTAAAGTCAACAACTTACAAGATATAAACGGTGCTAATAATTCAACACCTGTTGAAATTGCAAACGGCAGAGCAAAAGCTTGGGTGCATTTTAATGGAACTGGTGGTACTTCACCGTTTACGTTAGCTAATGGTGGTATTAAAAATAGTTACAACGTAACTTCTGTAACTGATAATGGTGCTGGAAATTATACAGCAAATATGTCTATTACAATGAGTGATAATCGGTTTTGTGTTGTTGGTGGTGGTTCACAAGGAGTTTTAAATGATAATGTTATGGGTTTTTATCCTAATACAACTACTTCTTTTAAATTAATTTCAAACAATCAAACTGGAAACTTAAATGCTGGTGAAGATGCAGCCTTTATGGGTGCTGCCGTTTTTGGAGATTTAGCGTAAAATAAAATAAATTATTCTTATTATGGCTAATTCAGATAAACGCATTATTTACACTCAAGATGATGGAACGGTTGCGATAGTTATTCCAGCAGATAATTGTAAGCTTACTGTAGAACAAATACAAGCAAAAGATGTACCTAGTGGAAAAACGTCCTATATTGTAGATAAGTCTGTTGTTCCTACCGACAGGAGCTTCAGAGATGCTTGGACTTATACGGAGTAAACTATGGGATTTGGTATAGACATGGCAAAAGCCAGAGAAATTCACAAGAATAACATTCGTGCTGCTAGAACAGAAAAATTTAAAGAGCTTGATGTTGAATTTCAAAAGGCACTAGAAACAGGTGCTTCAACTACAGACATTGTTGCTAAAAAACAAGCATTAAGAGATGCTCCTGCTGATTCTGGTATAACTTCTGCTAGTGACACTGATGCTTTAAAAGCACAATGGAAAACAGACATTCTTGGTACTTCACCCTATAGCTAATGGCAAAACCTGGCAAACACAATTTAGAAATTTATAGGAGAGCAGATCATT